TGGAGGAAGTTATGATGATTGGCTAAACGCAGTATATACACACGAAAGAACAAGAAGTATAGAAAATCCTATGTATATGGGAGGATTAATTAAAGAATTAGCATTCCAAGAAGTAGTAAGTAATGCTTCAGCAACAAAAGAAGGATTTGAACAACCTTTAGGAACGTTAGCAGGTAGAGGAGTATTAACTGGCAAAAATAAAGGTGGAAAAATTGTAGTTAGAGTAGATGAACCAAGTTATATAATGGGAATAATATCATTAACACCAAGAGTAGATTATTCACAAGGTAATAAATGGGATGTAAACCTAAAAACAATGGATGATTTGCATAAACCTGCAATGGACGAAATTGGATTTCAATCGTTAATAAGTGACCAACTAGCGTGGTGGGATACTAGAATGGTGAGCGGAAATTTAGTATTTAATGAAGTAGGAAAACAACCTGCGTGGATTAACTATATGACAAACGTTAACCAAGTAAGAGGAAATTTTGCGGAAAAAAACAATCAAATGTTTATGACATTAAACAGAAGATATGAAAATAGCGGAAATTCAATAAAAGATTTGACAACGTACATAGACCCTAGCAAATTTAATCACATATTCGCAGATACTAGATTAGATGCTCAAAATTTTTGGGCACAGATAGCAGTAGATATAACTGCAAGACGAAAAATGTCGGCAAAAGTAATGCCAAACTTATAATAATAACGGGGGGGAAACCCCCCATAATAAAAAACAAAATGTATAAAAAAATCAAAATGTCGAACACGACAATAAACAGAAACGTAAGCGTAGAAGGAGAAACAATAGAACAAAGATTGGAAAGAATAACAAACAATCAAGAACCTATAAAAGATGGAGCGCCTTTAATCTATACAGATAGAAAAGATGGAGTTCAAGCAGGTTACAATATTAAAACAGACAGATTTGAAATTGCAGTTGATGCAATGGACAAAGTGACTAAAAGTAATCTAGCAAAAAGACAAGGAATTCCAAAAATGGAAATAGTGAAAGACGGTGAAACCGAGCCAACACGAGCGACTAACAACGGAACAGAATAGTAATTAAAAAAATTTAATCAAAGCGGTACGCACGTGTACTTATATAACAAGTATAAAGTACCGCTTTTAAAAAAGCGCGAAAATGGAAAAGGAATTAGGAATAGCAGCAGCAGGTCAATTATTAGGAATAGGATTGGGACAAATGTTTAGAGGTCAACAAATGGCAGATCAAGAAAAATTAATGGCTCAACAATTGAGAAATCAAAAAGATTTGAATAAACACCAACAAGAACTGCAGATGGAAACGTGGAGAAAAACGAATTACAATGCACAAAGACAACAAATGGAAAAAGCAGGATTAAACGTAGGTTTAATGTATGAAGGAGGAGGAGCAGGAGGACAATCAACAAGCTCAGTAGGTGGAAGTGCAAGTGGAGGAAATGCACCACAAACACAAACACAAGGAATGGGAATGATGCTACAAGCTCAACAAATAGCAAGTCAAACAAAGTTAAATGAAGCGTTAGCAAATAAAGCGAATGCAGATGCAACAAGAGCAGGAGGAAGTCAAACAAATGTGGATGTAGCTCAAGCAGGAAACTTGGAAGCAAACACAGCATTAACAAAAATGAATGAAGCAAATGCAAAAATACAAAATGAAATAGGAAGCAAAACAATTGAAGATGCTATATATCAAATTGGAGCAAATGCAGACAAAGCACAAAGCGAAGCAAGAAGTGCACTTGTAAAAGCAAATGTAGATGAGAAAACAATGAATTCAGAAATGCAAAAAATAAATAGTGAAGCAATAAACGAAGCATTTAAACTAACGTTAATGAAATCAAATGTAAATCTAAACAATGAAAAAGCAAGAGCAATAACAGAAGAATTAGCACAAGAATGGGAAAGACTAAGCATAGAATTAGACAAAGTAGGAATAGGAAAAATGCAAAATGCAATAAATGAATTTACTGCAAAAATAAACGCTAAACTAGGACAAGGTAATTTAGATATGAGAAGAATAGAAGCTGGATTAAACGCAACAAAAGGATTACTAGGAAATAAAAAAGTTGATATGAGTGGAACAAGACAAACCACAATTAATAATTATTAAAATGTGCTTATATCCAAAATTGATAAAAAACAAAAAATACACTAGTAACAAAAAAAATGGCGGGATAATACCCGCCATTAATGATAATAGGGTATTATGGGTACCTGCGGGATGTGGAAAATGTATAGAATGCAGAAAACAAAAAGCAAGAAATTGGAGCGTAAGATTACAAGAAGAAATTAGACATAATAGCAAAGGAAAGTTTATAACGTTAACATTCAGTAACGAAAGTATAATAGAGCTAAGTAAAAATATAGAATTAGAAGGATATAATCTAGATAATGAAATAGCAACATTAGCAATAAGAAGATTTCTAGAAAGATGGCGAAAAAAATATAAAAAAAGTGTTAAGCATTGGTTCGTAACCGAACTAGGAGGAAACGGAACAGAAAATATACATCTACATGGATTAATATGGACAGATGTAGAAAATGAAATAATATCCAAATTATGGAAATACGGAATTATAACAATAGGAGAAAGAAAATATAATGATGGTAAAGAGTGGGATAAAAAAAGTACAGGATATGTAAATGAAGCAACAATAAGTTATATTGTAAAATATGTAAATAAAATAGATAAACTACATAGTGAATATAATAGTAAAATATTATGTAGTGCAGGAATAGGAAAAAATTACATAGATAGAAATGACAGTAATTTAAACAAATTCAAAGGAGAAGAAACAAAAGAAACATATAGTACAAGAAGTGGTACAAAGTTAGCTATGCCAATATACTATAGAAACAAAATATATACAGAAGAAGAAAGAGAGAAACTAGGGTTACAAAAATTAGATAAAAACGAGCGTTGGATATGTGGGGAAAAAGTGGACTTAAACAAAGGTGAAGAAGAATATTACAAATTATTAGAATACTACAGAGAAAAAAACAAAAGGTTAGGATATGGGGATGATACCAAAAATTGGGACTTAAAAAGGTATGAAAACGAAAGAAGAAACTTAAACTACAAAAAAAGAAAAGGATTAGACAGAACATAGGCAATACACAAATTAACACAAGCATTCGGGGGAACCCCCCCCGAATGATTTGTTAATTTCGTGTTAAATTAATAGGATATAAAAAATATTAAATTGAATATTTGTGAAACAAAAAAAGAAAATTATGCAAATAAGAATGAAAAAAGGCGTTAAATTAACAGAGTTAAGCAACGTAATAAAAGAAAAATTAAGTGATATATGTGAAGCATGCCAAGAGTTAGAAGGTAAAAAATACATAGTAACAATAACAAGTGGGAACGATGGAAAACATATGAAAGGAAGTAAACACTATACGAATGAAGCTATAGATATAAGGAGTAAAGATATGTTTTATCCAGTAGGAACAACATTAAGAATTAGAAAAAAACTAGGTAGGCATTATGATGTAATACTAGAACGTGACCATATACACATAGAATATGACAAAAAAGCGTAAAAGAAAAGCAAAAAGAGTAATAAAAATTTATAAACAAATAAACATTGGAAAGGAGGTAAATATGGAAAAAAAGAAAATTAATTGGTTAGGAATACTATTAGATGTAATTAAAGTAGTAATCGGAGCAATAGCAGGAAGTCAAATTAATTGAAAGTAAAATGGAAATTAAAAGATGGTTCACAACGGCTGACAATGTGGACATAGAAACAGGAGAATTATTAAAAACAACAGACTTAAAAAACTATATAAAAATAGGAAAGTCTAAAAAAATTGAATTAGATGAAAGAAACAAAATTGGTGTCATTAAATACACAAACGAGTACAGACACAACGGACAAACAGAATTTAAATTCTGAACAAGAATTGGAATTTACAAACATTGAAAACACACCGTTTACAATAGTTAGACAAAAAAAAGAATATTACGGATTAATTGGAAACAATAGAATTACTGAAAGCTTTGACACATTTGAAGAATGTAAAGAAAATGTAACGGAAATTAGTTGGGATAGATTAGTTCAAGTAATGTGGACAATAGCAAACAAATTTAATATAAAAGAAAATGAGTAATAGTATAACATTAGGAGGAGATAGACTCGGAAGTGGAAAAAAGGAAAAAATCCACTTAAAAAGCTACGAAAGAAGCACACACGATTTAGGATATGTGTGGAGAAGTACAATGGCAAGTGGTACGTTAGTTCCATTTATGAGCGAGCTAGCATTGCCGGGAGATACGTTTGACATTGATTTGGATTGTGATATTAAAACACATCCAACAGTTGGACCATTATTCGGAAGTTACAAAGTACAATTAGACGTATTCAGTTGTCCTATAAGATTATATAATGGAAAGCTGCACATGAATATGTTAAATATAGGAATGAAAATGCAAGACATAAAATTGCCACAAATTAGAATGGCAGTTGACTATGTAGGAAGCAAAAGAAGTTTCGGAGATAACGACCAAATAAATCCGAGTTGTATATTTAGCTATTTAAATATCAGAGGATTAGGAGTTCCACAAAATGCGGAACAAATATTGATAAGAGATTTCAACGCAGTACCTTATTTAGCTTATTGGGATATATATAAACAATATTATGCAAATAAGCAAGAAGAAGTAGGAGCTTACATACATAACGATATGAATTTAATCATAAATGAATTAGAGGGTTGTACATATGTAGATCAAGGAGAAATAACAGAAATTCTAGCAAGACCATTAGTAAGCGATATATATATTGAATATACAAAATACGGAGAATTAAGATTTCAATTTCAAGATGATGTAGTAGAAGGACAAGAAGAAGGACTAGGAATAGCAGTAAGTAGAAATGGTGGAGATAGCTATGAGGGGCATAAACTAGTAGATTTATGCGAAACTTACGAAATACAAAATAATTTAGTAATTTTCAGAAATATAGAATTAAGAGGCAATTGGTTAACAAAATACATATGGTACGATAAAGGTTCAGAATGGAATTATGAAAAACCAAAAGTGAACTTCTTCCCATTACAAAACATTGACCAAATGAGAGAAGAAATTTTATCAGCAGTAGGACAAAGTAGTCCATTTATAATTGATTCGGATAGTAAAGCACCATACGGTACACCACTCCTAAGAGGAGATGACAATAAATGGAGTAAACAAAGCACACAAGAAGGTTTAGGATTAAAAACTTATCAAAGTGACTTGTTTAACAATTGGATTAGTACAGAATGGATTGATGGAGAAAACGGAGTTAACGCAATAACAGCAGTTGATACAAGCGAAGGATATTTTACACTAGATAGCTTACAATTAAGCAGAAAAGTATATGATATGTTGAACAGAATTGCAATTAGTGGAGGAAGTTATGATGATTGGCTAAACGCAGTATATACACACGAAAGAACAAGAAGTATAGAAAATCCTATGTATATGGGAGGGTTAATTAAAGAATTAGCATTCCAAGAAGTAGTAAGTAATGCTTCAGCAACAAAAGAAGGATTTGAACAACCTTTAGGAACGTTAGCAGGTAGAGGAGTA